GGCGCGCCGTCTTCGGATTGGCGCGCGACGCTGCCGCCCGAACTCCGCGAGAGCACGTCGCTCGCGCGCTACAAGGATGTCGGCGCGCTGGGCAAGGCGTTCGTCGATCTCGAAAAGACGATCGGCCGCACGGGCGTTCGCGTTCCGCAGGAAGGCGACGGCCCGGAAGTGCGCGCGCAGTTCCGCAAGGCGCTGGGCGTGCCCGATGCGCCCGAGGGCTATCAGATCGCGCCGCCCGATGGCTTCCCGGCCGACAAGTGGGACAAGGATTTCGAGGCGGCGTTCCGCAAGGAAGCGCACGACATGGATCTGTCGCCCGCGCAAACGCAGCGCCTGGCGAAGATGTACGCCGATCAGCAGGCGAAGACCTACAAGGCGATCGACGACGCGCGCACCAACGGCCGCGCCAATCTGCAAAAGGAATGGGGCGGCGACGCCGAACGGCACTTCGTCGCCGCCGATCAGGCCTTCGCGGAATTCGGCAAGCCCGCCGGTCTCGACGAAGGCGATCTCGCGAAGATCAACGCGATCGGCCTCGGCGAGAAATTCACGCGCTTGCTCGCCTCCATCGGCAATACGGGTGCCGCGATCCGCGGACCCGGCACCGGTGCCGCCGCTGCGGGGCCGCGCGCCATCGACGCGATCAACGCGGATATCGAGGCGCTGCGCAAGAACAAGGGTTTCTACGACAAGCTCGCGCCCGACTACGAGGAGACGAAGGTGAAGTACGAAAAGCTGCTGGCTGAAAAAGCCGCGCTGACGGGGGCGTGATCATGGCGTGGCCGAAGAACAAGGATCAGCCGGCCGTGACGCCGCCGGGCAGCGTCGTCTTCCAGACGCGCGAAATATCGCGCGCGGAAATTCGTCTGCACTGCCTCGATCACGCGATGAAGCAACGTGTCTCTGGCATGCAGACGAAAGACACGATCGCGATCGCGACGGAATTCTTCGCTTGGGTTGTCGAGGAGACGCCCGCGGCGAAGTGAAACAAAACTCCGGGCACCCGTCGCCGTCTTCGGACGGGGGCGGTCCGGCGACCGGCGGGGAAAGTCCCGCCGCCCGGCGCGGGCGTACCGCGCAAGGATCGGATCGGCATTCGCCGGCACTCCATCCGTGAACCCAGAACGCGGCCCTGGCGCCGCTTTTAGCGATCACGGAGGGGACAATCATGTCCGCCCAAATCGACACCGCACGGAAGAATGAGTTCTCGAAGAACGCCTACCACCTCGCCCAGCAGAAGAAATCCAAGCTTCTGCAATGCGTCACGCTCGAAGACCTGAACGGCGAGTTCGGGTTCTACGATCAGATCGGCGCCGTCGATCCGATCGAGCGCGTGTCGCGCCATGCCGACACCCCGATGACCGAGGTGCCGCATGCCCGCCGCCGCGCGTCGATGCGCGATTGGGAAATGGCCGACATCATCGACACGCAAGACGTCGCGCGCGCCTTCGATCCGACCAGCCGCTACACCGAAGCCTTCGGTGCCGGCATGGCGCGGACGATGGATCGCGTGGTGCTCGAAGCGATGTTCGACGCCGCGCTGACCGGCAAGTCGGGTGCGACCACGGTCAACTTCCCGTCGGGCCAGCAGATCGCGGTCGACTACGTCGAAACCGGTTTGGCGACCAACGCGTCGTTGACGCCGGCGAAGGTGCGCCGCGCCCGCGAATTGCTGATCGACCAGACCGACGAAGACGAAGACGAGGTGTTCGTCGCCTGCTCGCAGCGCGAGCTGACGCAAATGATGCGCACGGTCGAGGTCGGCTCGGCCGACTACAACGAGATCAAGCCGCTGGTCGATGGCGACATCAACAAGTGGTGCGGTTTCACCTTCGTCCGCTTGCCTTCCGCGCGCTTCCAGACCGACGGCAGCGGTCATCGCCGCATCCCGGCCTGGTCGAAGAAGGGCATGCTGTTCGTCCGGCCCGGCGGGTTGGAGACGAACTGCGAGAAGGACCCGACCAAGGGCTACAACTATCGCCTGCACATGAAAGGCACCTTCGGCGCCGTGCGCATGGAAGAAGCGCGCGTCGTCGAAATCAAGTGCCACACGACGGCGCTGGTCTAGTCGCGCACGTTCCCGCGCGCGGGCGACCGCGCGCGGGGCGTTGCGTCTCCCGCAACCCGCTTTCCCGCATCCATCAAAAGGAAATCGACCATGGCTTCCCTTGTCGCTGCCGCCATCGCGGCTCGTACTTTGGTCTCGTCCGCCCTCGACGGCGGCAAGACCCGCAAGAACCTCGAAATCTTCACGCTCGCCGGCGAGGCCGCCGGTGCCTACAACATCGGCGCCGCCATTCCGAAGGGTGCCCACATCACGGGCATCCGCATGATGACCAGCGCCACGCTCGGTTCGTCGACGATCGCCATCGGCATCGCGGGCACCGCCGGCAAGTACCGCGCTGCCGCCACGTTCACGACGGCGGATGCGTGGACCGAGCTCGGCGCGGCTTCCGCGCTGTTCGACGAACTGACCGCCGACGAACAGCTGATCATGACCGTGGCCGCGGCGTCGCTGCCGAGCTCCGGCCGCCTGCTGTTCGACATCACCTACGTCGATCCGTCCTAAGCACGGCGCGGGGCGGGCCCTTCGGGGTCCGTCCCGGCGTCGCGGGGTGCGTCATGGCCGCCAGCGAAGTCGACATTTGGAACATCGCCCTGGCCCGTCTGGGGCAATCGCCGTTGAACGCGCCCGATCAGGAAGGCAAGGCGGCCGCTTTGTGCCGCCGTCTGTATCCGGCGTCGCGCGACGCGGTGTTGCGCGCCTATCCCTGGAACTGCGCCGTGCGCCGCGCGTTGCTCGGCGCTTCGACGATCAAGCCCGCTTTCGGCTTCGCGCGCTATTTCGATCTGCCCGAGGGCCCCGACGACGAACAGCCGAAATGCCTGCGCGTTCTGAACATCGACGGCGACATCGAACGGCAGATCGTTTGGAAGATCGAAGGCCGCCGCCTGGCGACCGACGAAGCGGGGCCGCTGCCCATCATCTATATCGGCCGTCTCGCCGATCCGACCGCGTTCGATCCGCTGGTCGACGACGCGATCGCGATGCGCATGGCGCTGGGGCTGTGCGTGCCGCTCACGTCCAACGCCTCGCTGCTGGAAGGCTTGCGCGGCGAGTATCGCGAAATTCTGATCGAGGCCCGGCGCGTCGATGCGCAGGAAGGTTCGGCCGACGCCATCGTCGCCGATCAATGGCTGAATTCGCGGTTGTAGCCATGCCGCGCGTCTCCCCCATCGCGACCAGTTTCAACGCCGGCGAGTGGGCCGACTACATGGCCGGTCGCGTCGATCTGCAAAAATACAGCAGCGCGTGCCGCTCGCTGCGCAACATGATCCCGATGCCGCAGGGTGCCGCCACGCGCCGCCCCGGCTTCCGCTTCGTCGCCGCGTCGAAGGACAATGCCGACGGCATCCTGATCCCGTTCAAGTTCTCGACGGTGCAGGCCTACATCATCGAAGCGACCGATCTGAAGTTCCGCTTCTACAAGGACAAGGGCCGGATCGAGACGCCGCCGGGCACGCCTTACGAGGTGACGACGCCTTACGCGCTCGCCGATCTGCCCGACCTGCAATGGGTGCAGTCGACCGACACGCTCTACCTCGTCCATCCGAAATACGCGCCGCGCAAGCTGACGCGCTCGGGCCATACCAGTTGGACGTTGACCGCGATCTCGTTCACCGCAACGCCCGCGCAATGGACGGGCACCAACTATCCCGGCGCGGTCGCGATCCATCAGGGGCGCTTGTTCCTGGCCGGCACGCCGGCCGAGCCCGATACGATCTGGGGTTCGAAGTCGAACGACTTCGAGAACATGACGACGGGCGCCAACGACGACGACGCGGTCAAGTTCACGATCGCCGACGGCGAGGTCAATAAAATCCAGTGGCTGGTGTCCAGCCGCCGCGCCTTGCTCGTCGGCACCGCCGGCGGCGAGTTTTCCGCGCGCGGTTCGGGCACCAACAGCAAGATCGTGCCGAACGATATCGAGGTGTCGCCCGAAACGCAGAACGGTTCGGCGCGCATCGCACCCGTGCGCGCGAACGGCGCCACGATCTATTGCCAGTTCGCCCGGCGCCAGCTGTTCGAAATGGTCTACAGCTTTCAGGAAGACGCGCAGATATCCCCGGAGCTAAGCCTGCTCGCCCGCCACGTGCCGCGCGCGGGTATCCGCTGCATGGCGTGGCAGCGCACGCCGTGGTCGGCGATCTGGATGTCGCTCGACGACGGCGCGCTCGCCGCCGTCACCTACATGCGCGATCAGCAAGTCGTGGGCTGGCACCGGCACCCGGTCGGCGGCACCGACGCGCAAGTGCGCAGCGTCGCGTGCATTCCCGGCACGGGCCAGGAAGAGCTTTGGGCGCTGGTCGCGCGCACGATCGACGGCACGACGAAGCGTTATGTCGAGGTGATGGAGAACGAGTTCATCGCCCCGGCCAATCGCAAGGCCGACGACGCGTTCTTCGTCGATAGCGGCTTGACCTATTCCGGTGCGGCCGTGTCGACCGTGACCGGCGCCGATCATCTGAAGGGTCAGACGGTCCAAATCCTCGCCGATGGCGCCACGCATCCCGATGTGACCGTGGCGGCCGATGGTTCGATCACGCTGACGCGCACGGCGTCGAAGATCCATGCCGGATTGAAATTCGTCTCGCGGCTGGAAACGCTGCCCTTCGAAGCGGGTGCCGTCAACGGCACGGCGCAGACGAAGACGACGCGCGTGTCGCGCGTCGGCGTGCGCTTCGTCGATACGCTCGGCGCCAAGGTCGGTATCGACGAAAACGATCCGACGACGATGGAAGAGGTGTTCTTCCGCCTGCCGAGCGATCCGATGGGCTCGCCGCCGCTGCTGTTCACCGGCATCAAGAAAGTGAACTTCCCCGGCGATTGGGAAGACGAAGCGGTCGTGCGCGCGGTGCAGGATCAGCCTTTGCCAATGACGATCGCGGCGATGGTGCCGCTGATCCAAACGAACGACGGGTGACGCGATGTGCGACGCGATCATGGGTGCGACGCTGATGACGCTGCCGGGCCTTGGCTCGGTCTCGGTCGGCACGGCGCTGGCCGTGGGCGGCACGGCCTTCAGCGTCATGGGCGCCCTCAATGCCGGCGCCAATGCGCAGAAGGTCGGCGAGTACAACGCGACCGTCGCCCAACAGAAAGCCCAGGCCGACGAAGCGACGCAACGCCGCCGGGCCGCATCGCTGCTGTCGACCGCGCGCGCGAATGTCGGCGCGTCGGGGATCGAGCTTTCGGGTTCGCCCCTCGACGTGATCGCCAATTCGGCGGCCGAAGCCGAGCTCGACGCGCTCAACATCCGGTATGGCGGCCAGATCACGGCGCAGCGTGAGCGCCTTCAGGGCAGCGTCGCGCGCTCGCAATCCTACACCGCCGCCGCTTCCAGCCTGTTGCAGGGCTTGTCGAGCGCCAGCCGTGCGGGCCGCAAGACGACGACGCCGGATACGGGCGGCGGCGGTTCGCCCGGCGCCGCCGATTGGCTGCTGGCGCCCGCCGGCGTGGGGTACGAATAATGGTCGCGTTGCCCCGATATCAGGCGCAGGTCGCCGCCCCCGATGCGCGTCTCGACCCGGCGCTGTTCACGGCGGCAGGGCAAGGCCAGGCGCGCGCGGGTTTGCTGGTCGCCGATCTGTCGAGCGAAGCGTCGGCGCGATACCAGCAGGCGCGCGAGGCGCAGACGCTGATCCGCGAACAGGCGGCCGTGACGCGCGAGCTCAACGATCTGCGGTCTTCGTTCGACGGCGATACCGATTGGGGCACGATGACGCCGCGCTTCGAGCAGCGCGCGGCCGAGATCATGCAGCGCCGGCGGCAGACGCTAAAGGACGATCCCAACGTGCTCGCCATGCTCGAGCGCGATTTCACGCGCGATTTCGAGCGCGAGCGCGTGGGCGTGCAGCGCCTGGCGCGCACGCGCCAAACGGCGTCGGGCAAGGCCGATCTGGAAACCGCGCTGCAGGTGCATGCGGAAAACGCCGCGCGCGAAGCCGATCCGGCGATGCGCGTCGAGATCGAAGGCCGCGCGCGCGCCGCGATCCAGGGCATGGTCGCGGCGGGCTTCCTGGCCGAAGACGACGGCGTAAAGCGCGAGACGCAATTCATGGATCGGGTGCGCGAAGCGCGCGTGTTGAACCTCGTGCGCACCGATCCCGAAGGCGCGGTGCGCCGCCTGATGGACACCAGCGATCAAGATTTCGCGGGCATGGACCCGGCCGCGCGCGAGCGCGCGTTGCGCAACGCGCAGGGCGAGGTCGATCGGCGCCTGCGCGAAGACAACGCGCGTTACGATCGCGAGCAGCGCGAGGCCGACAAACGCTTGCAGCGCGACGGCGAACAGCAGGTGAAGGACGCCTATGCCGCGCTCGATCGCGAGGGCACGTTGGCGCCGGCCGCGCTCGATCGTCTGCGCCGCCATGGCGGCGTCTCCGCATCGGAATATCGCGTGCTTCAGAAAGCGTCGCGCGGCGAGACGGCCGATGCCGACGATCGCCAGACGGTCATCGATCTGACGCGCGATCTGCATCGATTGGAGCCCGACGATTTCGAGCGCGCCGCGTCGAAAGCGTTGATGGGCGACAAACTGAAAATCGAGACCTATCGTTCGTTGGTCGGCCGCAATCGCGAATTGACGCGCGATGATCGCCCATCGTCGCCGTTCCGTTCGGGCCGCGAGCTGGTGACGACGACGCTTGATCCCGGCCAAATCTTCCAAGGGCCCGCCGCCGCGATCGGCCGTTCGGCGCAAGCGCAAGCCGCCGCCGAGTTCGACAATTGGGCCGAGACCAATCCGAAGGCGACGCGCGCCGAGGCGATGTCGCAAGCGCAGGACATCATCACGCGATATCAGGTGATCCGTTTCGATCAGCTCGAAATGGGGCTTGGCGTGCCCATGTTCCATCGCGCCGCGCGCAGCACGCTCGATCTCGCGGCACTCGATCGCGCCGAGGCGGCGACGATCCAAGCGCTCGACGCAAAGCGCATCACCCAGGCGCAGGCCGATCAAGAGGCCCGCAAGATCGAGGGCTGGCGCGCCGTGCTCGCCCAAAAGGCCGCCGCCAAGCCGAAGCCGGGGAACAACCGATGACCGACATGCTCAACGCGCAACCGGCGGAACGTCTCGGCGGTGCCGACGATCTGGCGCAAGACTATCTCGTGCATCGCGAAACCTCGGCGTTGGCCGACAGCATCGCTGCGATGCGCGCGCGCGTTGCCGCGCGCGAGCAAGGGCAGGGTGCCGCACAGCCGGCGCCCGCCGTTGATCCAGCCGCCCCGCCTTCGCCGACGCCGGCCGAGGCGCGCAAGCCCGGTCTGACGATCAGCTGGCCCGGCGTGATGGACACGACCAAGGCGGCGGCGAAGGATGTCGTCAAGGGCGCGACCGAGGCGCCACGCCAAATCCTCGGCGGCGTGTCCGACGCGATCCATCGCGCGTTCACGGCCGCCGATGGTCTGGCGAACTGGCTGAATACCAACGTCGCCGATTTGACGATCGGCGACGGTACCGGCTTCAACCCGCTGCAAGCCGCCGCTGGCCCCGCCGATCCCGCCGCGCGCGGCTTCCCGGAAGCGCAATCGGTCACCGGCGGCGTCATCCGCGACGCTTCGCGCTTCCTGACGGCGTTCGTTCCGGCGATGCGCGCATTGTCGCCGATCGGTGCCGGCACGGTCGCGACGACGACGGCCGCCGGCGCCGTGTCGGATTTCGTGACCGCCGATCCCAACGGCGACCGCCTCGCCGATCTGTGGAAGAAAGCCGGGCTGCCGGACAACGTGTTGACCGATTGGTTGTCGCAGGGCGCCAACCCCGACGACGGCGAAGTCGAGAAGCGTTTCAAGAACGCGATCGAGGGCGCCGGTTTCGGCGTACTGACCGAAGGCGTGATGCTCGCGGCCCGCACCGTGCGCGCCACCATGATGGCGCGCCGCGCGGCCGAGAAAGGCGTCGGCGATGGTCTGGACGCGCTGGCGGCATTGCGCACCGAACATGGCGCGATCGGCGAGCGCGACTTCCTGTTGCTTGGCGATCCGACGAAGCCGGTGTTCACGATCGACGCGGCCGATCCGAATGCGAAGATCGCGGGCGCCTACAAGGCGACGGAGACCGGCGTACCCGATGCCGTGGCTGCGACCGGCATTGCTCGTGCCGCCGAAGATGCGGCCGCGCGCCCGTTGTTGAGCGAGGCGCGCCGTCTGTCCGTCACGCCGAAATCGGAAGGCGATATCGCGAAAGCGCGTAAAGCGTTCGAAGCGAAGGGCGGCCGGATCAACGGTTTCGGCCCGATCCACGAAGATCTTCGCGGCGACTATCAAGGCGCCGTGCGTCGCTTGGCGCAGACGCAAGACGGCGAAGTGCCGGGCGTGCTGCACCATCCCGAGATCGGCGATATCGCGCTGCCTTGGGGCACCGTCGGTACCAGCGCCAGCGATGGGGCGGGCCTCGCGAAGCTGCTGAAGTGGCACCCCGAAGTCGTCGACGATCTGCCGAACCTGATCGCCGGCATGTCTGTGCGCAGCAAAAGCCCGAACCGCATCCAGCTGGAAAGCGAAACGCATCGCGCCGGCGTTCGCCTCGATTACGACGGCGAACAAAAGACGTGGTTGTTGACGGCCTATGAGCGGAAGGGAAAAGCCCCGAACGCGACGGACGACAGACAGGCCGCGCAACCCGGAAGGGACGGCAGGGCTGACACAGCTCCCCCTGCCCAGGGCGGCAGCACTATAGCCGAACCCCGGATCGATATCAATTTCGCGCGGATCAACGCGCCGGAAGACGTGCGCCAGGTCATCGACGACATGGCGCAAGCCTTCGCGCCGGATATCGACACCGCGCGCCGCGGCGTACAGTCGAACGAAACGACCAAGGCGCTGGCCGATCAGCTGGGCTTGTCGGTCGACGATCTGTTGAAGCGCCGCCGGGGCGAGCCGTTGAACGCCGAGCAGGGCCTTGCGGCACGCCGGCTGCTTAACGCCTCGGCCGTCAAGCTGCTGGAGATTTCGAAGATCGCGGCGTCGCCCCAGGCGTCGCCCGTCGATCAATTCCAGTTCCGAAAGATGATGGCGCTGCATTACGCCATTCAGGCGGAGGTCATCGCCGCGCGTACCGAAACCGCGCGCGCCCTTCAGGCTTGGTCGATCCCGGCCGGCATCGGCGATATCGAGCGATCGAAGGCCGTGACCGACATGCTTGCCAATATGGGCGGCCCCGACGTGTCGATCGCCATGGCGAAGCGTCTCGCGCGCCTCGCCGATCAGGGCGTCTCGGATGCCGCCATCGACGCGGCCGCGCGCAAAGGCTGGGGTGCCGCGTCGATGGACGCGGTGCGCGAAGCCTATGTGCTGGGGCTGCTGTGGTCGCCGACGACGCATATCGTGAACACCAGCAGCAACGCGATCGTGGCGCTTCAGCAAATCCAGGAACGCGCGCTGGCGGCCGATATCGGTGCGGCCTTGGGGCGCGGCGATGGCGTGGCGCCGGGCGAGGCCATCGCGATGACCTGGGGCCTCGTGTCGTCGTTGAAGGATGCGATGCGCTTGGCGGGCCAAGCCGCGCGCGACGGGCACAGCAACGGCGTGCTGGGCAAGGTCGACATGCCGCGCGAACCGGCGATCGCCGCCGCCGCCTTCGATCTCGACCAGGCCGGCGCCTTGGGCCGCACGGTCGACTTCGTCGGTGCCGCCGTGCGCATGCCCGGCCATCTGCTCGCCGCACAAGACGCGTTCTTCCAATCGATCGGTTATCGCGCCGAGCTGCACGCGCGCGCGTGGCGCCAGGCGTTCGAGGAAGGCAAGCGTGGCCCCGATGCCGGGCGCCGCATGGCGGAGATCGTGGCGAACCCGCCGCAGGATATCCGCCTGGCGGCCGCCGATGCGGCAGCCTACGCGACGTTCACGAACGAACCCGGCCAATGGGCCAAGAAAGTGCTGGCCCTGCGCAACCACACGGGTGCCGACGATACGGCGTGGGCGAACCTGAACCCGCTGTTCGTCATCCTGCCGTTCGTGCGCACGCCGGCCAACGTGTTGAGCTACACCTTCGAGCGCACGCCCTTGGCGCCGCTCGTCTCGCGCTGGCGCGACGACATTGCCGCCGGCGGTGCGCGCGCCGATCTGGCGATGGCCCGCGTGGCGACCGGCACGTCGATCATGCTGCTGGCCGCCGATCTTGCCGCGAACGGACAGGTCACCGGGCCCGGTCCGAAGGATGCGGGCGAACGCGAAGCGTTGACCCGCCAGGGCTGGCAGCCGAACTCGATCAAGATCGGCGACACGTACTACGCCTACAACCGTCTCGATCCGTTCGGGATGATGATGTCGTTCTCGGCCGGCCTCACCGAAGCGCTGGCGCGCGGCGATGTCGATCCCGACGATATGGACGAATGGAACGAAGTCGTCGCCGGCGGGATCGGCGTCGTGTCGCAGACGATCGTCGACAAGACGTTCTTCACCGGCGTGGCGCAGCTGTTCGAGGTGATGGGCGATCCCAATCGCTACACGCGCGACTACGTCAACAGCCTGATGGGTTCCTTCGTGCCGTTCAACACGGCGCTGGGCTTCGCCGAGCGCATGACCGATCCGGCGGCCAGCGAGGTGAACACGCCCTGGGATGCGGTCATGGCGAAGATCCCCGGCTTGTCCGCCAAGCTGACGCCCAAGCGCAATCTGTGGGGCGAGACGATCAAGCCGCAGGCTGTGTACGGCGAGACGTTCGACGCGACCAGCCCCGTGCGCGTGTCGCAAAAGATCGACAGCCCGATCGATGCGGAGATGACGCGCCTCGGCATGGGCGTCACCCGCCTGCCGAAGAAGGCGACGCTCGACGGCGTCGACGTGAACCTCCGCGATTTCCCCGAGGCCTACGATCGCTTGGTCGTGCTGGCGGGCAACGAGCTGAAGCATCCCGTGTGGGGACTCGGCTTGAAGGATTATCTCGATGCCGTCGTCGAGGGTCGCCACGAAATGTCGCCGATCTATCGCATGGCGTCGGACGGCAAAGACGGCATGAAGGCGGAGTTCATCAAGGGCGCCGTGCGCGAGTTCCGGCAGCTGGCCGCGCAAGAGGTGCTTGCCGATCCGCGCTTCGCCGATCTCGCGGAAATCGTCGGGTCGCGCAAGGCCGATAAGGCCCAGAAGCGCATGCCGGTCATCCAGTAGGAAGGGGTTGCGATATGGCGATCAACACGACGAACACGGTCAACTCGCTGGCGGGCGACGGCACCACGACCGCGATCCCGATCACGTTCGTGTTCTTCGGGTCCGACGAGCTCGAGGTCATCGAGCGCGACGACGCGACCGGCGCCGAAACGGCCAAGGCGCTGACGACGCATTACACCGTCAGCGGCGGCAATGGCGCGACCGGCACCGTCACGGCCTTGGTCGCCCCGGCCGTCGGCAAATCGTGGTTCGTGCGCCGCAAGACGAAGCGCTTGCAATCGACCGTCTACAGCGAAGGCGATCCGTTCCCGGCGAAAACGCATGAACGCGCGCTCGATCGCGCGCTGGCGATCAGCCAGGAGATCGAAGAGAAGGTCGCCCGCGCGTTGCAATTCCCGAAGACGGAGACCGGCGCGCCGTCGCTGCCGCCGATCGCGCAGCTGCTGGGCAAGTTCTTCTACATGACCGCCGGCGGCGAAATCGTCGGCCTGGATATCGCCACGCTCGGCGCGATCTCTGTGCCCGTGTCGATCGCGCAAGGCGGGACCGGCGCCACGGACGCGGCCGCCGCCCGCACGGCTTTGGGGCTTGGCGACGCGGCGACCAAAACCGTGGGGACGGCGGTCGGCAATGTCGTCGCCGTGCAGACCGGCGGCAAGCTGCCGGCCCTCGACGGCTCGTTGCTCACCGGCCTTGTCGCCGGGCTTGCGGCCGCAACGCAAGCCGAGATGGAAGCGGGTTCGTCAAACGCCGTCGCCGTCACGCCGGGCCGCCAGCAATTCCACCCCTCCGCCGCGAAGGTCTGGGCCTATTGGACGTCGATCACCACGACGACAAATTTGGCATCCTACAACGTCTCCTCGCTGACTGATAACGGCACGGGTGACACGACGGTCAATTTCACGACGGCGTTTTCGTCGGCCGCCTACGCCGCCGTTGCCGCATCGAAAGCCGCCAACAACACGTCGGTGCAGGGCACCCAGCGCGAAGTCACGTCGTTGGCGACGAGCTCGATCCGCGTCTTGACTGCCAACGGCGCGGGAACGGCGACCGACTGCGCGATCAACTCCCTCGTCTGTTTTGGAGATCAATGATGCAAGTGATCCTTTACGCGCGCGCCGACGGCGGCGTGTCGATCGTCCGGCCGGTGATCAACACGCATACGCTGGTCGACGGTCAGATCGTGCCGATCCCCGAAGCCATGACCGAGGAAGCTGCCTTGCTGCGCGCCATGACCGGCCTGCCGCCCGAGGTGGACCGCAACGCGGCGTATCTGATCGACGAGGCCGCCGTGCCGGCGGACCGCACCTTCCGCGACGCGTGGGTGCTGACGGCGGATGCGCTGGCGGTCGATATGGCCAAGGCGCGCGAGATCCATCGCAACCGCATTCGCGCGGCGCGGGCGCCGCTGCTGGCGGCCGCCGATGTCGCCTATATGCGCGCCCTCGAAGCGGGCCAAGACACGGCCGCCATCGTCGCGCGCAAAAACGCGCTGCGCGCGGCGCCAGCCGATCCCGCGATCGAGGCGGCGACAACGCCCGAGGCGCTCGCCGCCGTTTGGCCCGCCGTGCTCTCCGAGGCCGTGTAATGCCCGATTGGCTGATCGGCGTCGGGCTCTTCGTCGTTGGCGCCGCGATCGTCGGCGCCATCCTCTATTTCTGGCCGGGGCGATAGATAGCGATGCCGATCATTGACGAGCTCCACGAGCGTCATGGTGCGTTTCCGGCGATCGACCAGGACGCACGCGATCGAGCCGCCGCCGCCGCCGCGCGCATCGACAAACACGAAGCCGTTTGCGCGGAACGCTACAAGGCGATCTCGGAAAGCAATCTGGCGCTGGTCGGCGCGTTGGAGAAATTGAATACCGGCATCGCCGATCGCTTCAAGAGCGGATCGAACCGCATGCGGCGCATCGAATGGATGATCCTGTTTCTGGGCGCAGTCATCATCCTGGCCGCCGTCATCGGCGACAACAAGGTCATCGATACGGCGGCGATCAGCATCACCAACAAGATCATGGGCGCGCGCTGAAATGGCCGATGACATTCCCTTGCCGGTGCTCGGGCCCATCGTGCGTCACGAAGGGCGCGGCCGCGCGATCGAGATCGCGGGCGGCCGTCTCGAAACCTTGCCGGCACAGCTCGCGTTTCTCGAACGTCTGACCGCCGCCGTATCTCTCAACCTTGCAGAAGGAAAATCGTCATGACCGCGAAGAGCAGCGCCGCCGATCGCCGCCTGGCGCGCGGCATCCGCAATTGCAATCTCGGCAATGTGCGCCGGTCGAAGGACAAGTGGCAGGGTGCCGCCCCGGCCGCGCGCCAGACCGACCGCAGCTTCGTCGTGTTCGAAAACAACGTGTGGGGTTTGCGCGCCGTCGCGCGCATCCTGATCCGTTACCAAGATCACTATGGCCTGCGCACGATCGCGAAGCTGATCACGCGCTATGCGCCGCCGGAAGAAAACGACACGGCGGCCTATATCGCGTTCGTCGCGAAGCGCACGGGTTTCGCGGCAGACGAAAAGCTCGACATGCAAAGCTACGCGCATCTGCGCGCGATCGTCGAAGCGATCGTCGTCAAGGAAGTCGGGCCCAAGCACGGCGCCACGCCGGCGGAGTTCGATCAGGCCTTGGCGCTGGCCGGCGTGCTGCCGCCGCCCAAGCCGATCGCGCAGACGAGTGTCGGCCGCGGCGCGCAAGTCGGCGGGATCGGCACCGCCGGCGTCGCCGTCGCGATCGAGTACGCGGACAAGGCGCGCGAGCTCGGCGATGCGGTCGCACCCTGGATCGACAAGGTGCAGCAATACGGGCCGTGGCTGGTCGCGGCCGTGGCGCTGATCGGCGTCGGCATCGTCGTGTGGGGCAAGCTCGACGAACGCCGCCGCGGCCTGGCGTGAGGGCGCCGCCATGTTCGCCCTGATTTCCGCCTTCGCCGCGCGCGCGGGCTTGAAGCTGTGGCTGGGGCTCGCGATCGTGCTGGCGATCGGCGCGGCACTGCTGGGGGCTCGCCGCGCGGGCCGCATGGCCGCGAAGGTCGAAGCCCTGGAACAGACCGCCCGCGCCGCGCGGGTGCGCACCCAGATCGAAATCGAAACCAAAGGGGATACCGACGATGCGCTCGATGAACGCTTACGCCCGCCGTCTCGCCGTCGTCGCCGGTAG